TACCAAAAACACTACTTTGATTTCTAAACTCCTCTTGAATATTTACTGTTCCACTTTGGTTTGTAAATTCTCTTGATGTAATCAAATCTCCTGTAGCACCATTTTTTATTCTTACAATGTAATTCTCTTCAGTTGATGTTGTTATTGATAGCGTTACATTATAACGATTTCTTACTCCATCTGCATTAAAATAAGGCAATAAATATAAAGTCCTTACATCGCCAATAGTACCAGAAGCATAAGTATATTTTGGGTCTTCATCGTCTTGGTGTCTAAATCTGTTTACAGAAATGTTTACAGCACCATCTGGATTTGCGTTAGTTACATAACCCTCGTTTTTGTGCATCCACATATAAAAGTTAAAAAACATTGAAGTCTTAAAGAACCCAGTAAAACTCAACTCTGGATATGTTCTTTCTATTGCTTCTATAATAGCTTTTAATTTTATAGCTGGTTTTAAGTCTGTATAAACAAGACCAGTTGAAGTAATGCTATCCTCATAACCATCAGCAGTAGAATAACGCATATTTTTACTGTGGTGTATATTAGGCACTATTATATCATCGCTTCCGTAAGTAGAAGTTAGCGTAGCTAAATCAGCAGTAAAGAAGTTCTCTATGTTTGTTTGGTTATATGTAAAGTTATAAGCATTGTCATATATCAAGCCTTGTAAAGTTGTATCTCCTACAATCTCTTTTAATACTACCGCATCGCCAAAGAACACTACTTTGTATGCGTGTGCTTTGTTGTCTTTTAATGTTACGCTTTTAAACTGTATCTTTCCTTTTTTGTAATCTACTCCATTGAGCTTTATTATAGCATCGTGTTTAAATCGTGCATCAAAACTGTTAAGCACATTTTGTTTCTCGTAATGTCTAAATAGTTTGTTATTGGTTTTAGAAGCTGGTAGATTAAACTGTTGGCTAAAAGGTGTAAATACCTTGCCTATGTCTTTAAGGTTTAGTAAGGTATCTGTTATAGTTATACTCTCATCCTCAAATAAGTCTGCTCTAAAGTAATCGCTTTCTATTATGAATTGGTCTGTATTAGGACTTGCAAATATATCAGCAGAAAGGCTCAACTGCGTATCGCTATCAATAGCTGTAATTGATGCGGTTAGATGTGTTCTTTTGTTAGTGACAATATCTCCTACACTTACGCTTGTATTAAACACACCAGTATTGTCTACAAGTTTATTAGTTGCAAAACCAGTAACACCGCCCTCTAATCTATTGTAACCTTTTATGTATAGTTCTATTATCTGCATCTAGCGTATGTTGTTAATAGTGTCAAAAGCAAAGTCTACTTCTATTGTGTAGTTTATTAGTTTGTCGTTTAAGTGTGTTTTATAGTTTAGACTGCTACTGCTTACGTTTATTGGTAATGTCTGTGAGTTTATCTCAATCCAACAATCTTCGCTTAACTGCATCTGCTTAAATACCTCGTTATACTCCTCTGGATAAAAGCCAGTGTTTAGCGTTAGCTTCTCGCTTCCGTTTTTAGTCAGTATCTTTTGCTGATGTCTGCTTGTATCGTAAGAGCCATTTACAATAATGTTTCGCTTAAAGTTTTCTGTTTTAGTAGTTAGTACCTCGTTAGTTCTTTTGAAAAACCATAGGTCTTGTAATGCACCAAACTTATTTACAAACGTAACTTTATAAGGATCATACTTGCACTCCTCTATATTGTCTACTGTTAGCTTTATTACTCCACTATCTGTATCAATATATATAGTATCAAAATCAAATAAAGTAAACTCATTAGCAAACTGCTCTAAACAACTACTCTCCTCAAAAGTTCCACCATCTTGTATAACCCTATCCTTAAACTCATCAGAGCCATTTATTGTATTGCTAACGTATTCTATTTGCTCATCACTTTCATCACTATCTGTTATAGCTTTAGTGTATATCAGCTCTCCATCAAGCTCGTAAGAAACTCTGTTTGTTATTTCAGTATAAACTGGAATTGTTGCTGGAGCATCATCTAACTTTACAACCTTTAAGTTTGACTGCAATAGTCCACTATCGTTTTGTGGATTAGCACCATCCTCATAAAAGCCATAACTATCAAAGCCAGCTAATTCAGTATAAGAAGGAGGATACCCTTGTGCAACACCTTGTATATAGTTATTTGTTCTGTAATCCACCCAAACATTAGCAGTTGCGTAATCTCCATCAAAAGTATTAAGTATATAATCTCTTACTATTTCGCTAATTTCAAACGTCACTACATTATTAATTGCAAAAGATGTAAGCGTAAACAAATTAGTTCTGTCTGTTGTTTGTGTACCAGTATATACATACAGCTCCATATCTACTTGCGTAAGATTTGCAGCTGTTAGGGTTATATAATATGGGCTTCTTGCGTTTATCTTGCTCATTTCTCTACTGTTATTTTAATCATTATTTCTGTATCTAGTTTCAAGGCTTTTTCTAATTGGCTACTCATATCTTGCTGAGCTTTCTCAAAAGCATTAGTAAAAAATAAGCTAGGCTTTAATCCTCTATAGTATATGTTTCTAGCTATTATCTTTCCTATAGTTTCATAAGTGCCTCTAACAAATCTACCCTTCTCATCTCTTAACCTAAATCCTTTACCTTTTGCCCAGTCTCCTACACTCTTAGCGAAGTCATCAAAAGTACCCTTCATATTACCACTCCCAAACTTATAAGGGCTGTTAGGAGCTTGTTGAGGTTTTCTGTATTTCTCTTTTACTTTTTGTTTACTAGGATCTGCACCCTTTACCCCTTTATCTTGAAAGAGTCCATAGCTCTCCATTTCTATATTGAAGTGAATCTTATCTTTAGTTTCGTAAACAGTACCGCCCTTTATACTCTCATATAGCTTACCTACCTTACCTTGCTCTGCTAAGTTCTTTTTAGAGTCCTCTATTATTTGGTCTCTTATCTCTTCTAATACTTTTTTAAAGTTATCAGTTTTCACAGATGTCTATATTATTCATTACCACTAAAGAAAAAGAAACAGACCATCCAGCTAACTGATTTTCAAAACTATCCTTAAAAGCATCTAAGCTAGTACTGCCTTCTACTTGGTATCCCTCTCTATGAGTAGTACCCTTTCGTAGTTTTTGTATAAACTTATTTAGTACCGCTAGTTGAGTATTGAGTACATCCATTTCATTATTGTTCCCTCTAAATATATCAGTAGTCTCTTCCTTGTTAATGTCTACTATATCCATAGCTAGTACACTAAAGCTAAAGGTCATAGTCTGACCATCCTCTGTAACGTTGTTTAGCATAATATGAGACAATGGGAAGATGTCTGCTTTGTTTAGGTTTACTTGTGTGATGTCTCCTCTGGTTACTGTATTTACGTTCACATCTGCTAGTAGTAAATCCTTTAGGGTGTCCATTACATCATAGTAGGCTATAGCTCCTCTGTGGGTTAGTGCTGTCATTTAAAATTCTTTTTTATGTTTTTGCTCTCTAAGTCTGTTTTATCTTTCATAAAGGCTAAAGCATATAAACACTTATGTATATTTAGCTTAGTAACCTTATCTATATTCATCACATTAAATCCGCTAAGTGCTTGTATTGATTGATACCAACCCCATTTATTATTGAAGTTTGAGAAGCTGTCAAGCCCTCCAGAGTCCCCTCCTCCTCCAAATATTTCGTCATAGCTATCGATAATTCTTTCCCTAAATTGTAAAAAAAAACCATTGAGCTTACTACTGCATCCATAGGTGTATGTATCATAGCGTCATAATACAAGTCTCCTTTATATTCTTCAATCAAATACTTGTCCCCTACCTTTTGCTTTATAGGTCTGTATAGTACAGCCATAGCTTTGTACATATTGTCCCAGTTCCCTAAGTTACTATCTAGATCAACATACTCCCCAAAGGTCATATCGTCTAGCTTAGGTATAAAACCAAACTCGGTATCCCCTAGCTTAAAAGTCCTTACCAGGTCTGGCTGTTTGTTTAGTGTAGAAGTGATTATCTGTACCACTTTCCTCACGTCTGACATCTTGTATTCAACCGCATCTAGTAGAGGCACTCCACAAAATATCTCTAATACTTTTTGATGCACAAATACATCGCTGTAGGCATCATCTTCATTCACTTCTAATACTTTCAGATACTTAACGTAGTCTGATAGCTTTATCTCTCCTAAATCATTAGGCACTGTTAGTTTTAGCTTCATAATAATATAACGTAAAAATTCTGTGTTTTAACGGATTGCATACTTACCAAAGTTAGGCTGACTCATAATAGAGTAACAAGCGTATCTCGTGCTGTCTATTAAGTGATTATTTTTATCTACTGGTTTGTTAGTAAGCTTTCCACTTTTATCCTCTACCCACTTGTAGTCTCTAAACTCTTGTATAGCGTTATGACTATCTTTAGTAATGTTTATTTTAAATCTCTTTAGTAAATCTATACCAGCATTGATAGAGTCTTTGCCCTTTACACTAGGTCTTATATTCCAGCCCATTCTTCTTAACTCATCGTTTAGTCTTGGCTCTGCTGAATCAGCATATATTAAATCCCTATCTACTCCTATCTCTTTTAGCTTCTGGTGTATGTCTCTACCAGTCATCATAGTTTGGTAGATGTATTCTTTTATGTATAAATCATAGCCTCGCTTCCAAACCCCTACCATAGCTGTACTGTCATTAGTATAGCCATAGTCTAATCCATAACTCACAAACTCCGCATCGGATGGTACGCTATCAGTCTCATAGTATTTAAAGATAGTTGCTTTACTATACCCTCTCTCTCCTAGTCCGTATATCCTCCAGTAGTGTTCGTCTGTTTCTTTTAGTCTCTCTATCTCTTCTATTATACTAGCATCTAGAAACTTGTTATCTAAGTATGTAGTCTTAAAAAATTCTACATCCTCTCTAGGGATAACCTTGTCATATATCCAGTGATAGAAGTCTGAAGGGTTAAAGTCTATAACTATCTTCTCAGTTGTTCTAAATACGAGCTGCTGCCAGTCCTCATAGTCTAACTCATTAGCTTCATTAATAAAAAGAAACTCACGCTTACGACCTCTAATCTTTTGTGGCTGATCTACACTAATAAACTCTATAAGGTTTCCATCTAACTTATACTCGCTATTACTTTTGTTATGGTTTGCTTCGTTGTACTTGTTGTGTATTTTGAGTATGTCTATGAAGTCTCTCATTACTGATGACCTAAGAGCTGGGAACGTCTTACGACATATAGTGATGGTCTTACCAGTATGACTTTGGCAATAGTGGAATATAATAAAGAGCAAAATGTTATAAGTCTTTCCAGACCTAGTCCCCCCTTGCTCTACTACTATTTTTTTATGACTATCTAAAAGATGCTCAAATACTACATTGACATTTACATCCACTATCTATGAATCTTTATGTTTATCTCTTTGTCTGTTGTATCGTGTTTAATCTCTCTCTTTGTTCCGTTTAGTCTGTGTGCTTCCTCATCATCTGCTATTAGTTTCATCAATCCTATTTGCAGTGTAGGATTATCTGACTCGTACCACTTAGCTCTCATATCTACTTTCATATTAACTCTATTAGTTTCTAAAGCCCTTTTTATGTCGTTGCATTCTTGCAATTTATGATCGTAGAAAGCTCTTTTACTGAAAGCAGTGTAGCCAAATATATCTCCTATAAAGATAAGTTTTTTTTCTTTGATTGCTTTTAGGCAGTCTCTTCTTAAGTCCTCTGTTTTATAAGCCATAGTTATCCTTTACTAATATAACGAGTTATTTAATTTATTTGTAACGCTTCTACTGCATCTTGTATAGCATCTCTTACCTTTAGTATGTCTTTGTCTATATCTCGCTTCTCTCCTCTTGGTTTCTTTCCTATGAATATCTGCTCAGAGTCCATCTCTAATAGTATGTATTGATATACTTTATTAAAGCTATACTCGTATTTCTCAACAGTATCAAAGTTCCTCATATAGTGTAGCATAGTGCAGTGTGATCTACCTAAGTATTTGCCTATTACGTTAAAGGTCATTTTATACTCGTCTCTCATTATCTTACAGAATACCATCCTAGCGTATACATAGTCTCTTTCTCTAGTGTTTTCTTTTACATCTAGCCCTATATAAAATAGTATTCTTTGTCTAATATAATTAAGGTCTCTCTCTCTTCTTTCTTGTCTCTCTTTCTTTAGTTGTTCTTTTGTCATATTAAAATAATTCTGTTTGTTGTACGTTTTGTTTTTTAATAATTCCTATTGCAGTTTCTAATATTGTTTTACCTGCTTCATAATCTACTAAGTTTCTTGCTATTTTTCTTATATCTTGTTTGCCCTTGTATTTATAAAAATTATAATCGTGATAAGAACACAAACTTTTTACAATTTCTTTCGATGTACCTCTACTTAATTGTGGGTTTTTTCTTTCCCCTATGTTGTTTGGTAATTTGAAATTTGTCCAATACAAATGTCTACCTCTTTGGTTTGCTGCTATTAATGGCTCATAATAAGGTATAACGTTTTCAACTACATATTTACCATCAAACCAATTATCTAAAAATATAATTTCTTCATAAAGTTTCATATCGGGATATTTCATTTTCCAAACCTTATTAGTTTTCATTGAATAATTAAACCTACTATGTGTAGGGCAAGGTGGGCTACTCCATATAAAGTCAAACTCTTTGTAATGGTCTAATAAGTATTGGTGCGCATCTGCTACTATTACCTTATCATTAGGGAAGCGTTCTTGGTATAGTCTTGCAAGTTCTTCATCCCATTCCACTGCTGTTACCTCAACATCTGTAACCTCATCCCACTTGTATCTATTGCCACCTAAACAAGCGTATAAGTTTAGTATTTTTATTGGCTTATGCATTATTGTATTTTTGTAAATTCTATAGTATTCCTGTTATAGTAAAGTCATTTACATCAAAGTCCTCTCTTTTGTACTCCTCATATGTTTCTAAGGCTCTTTGTACTTGCTCCTCTCCTACTTCATAAAACTCTTTGCTTACATCCCATACAGCTATGTCTAGATTCTTTTTGTCTATACATAGGAATTTAAAGTCCTTATAGCTACACTTAAAAAGCTCACAGTAAATATACACTTGTAAAAAGTAACGAAACTTATAGGCTGATCTATTAAAGTTCTTTACGTCTATAGTTGTTTTTAAATCTACTATACCTCCAGAGTTTTTTAGGATGTCTGCTTTTGCTCTGAACGGATAGCCAAAAAGTGTATCTACTGCTGGTATTTCTGTTCTACTATCTCTCATCAGCTCCATAGCTCTAGAGTTTTTACTCATAGCATCTACTAGCCTCTCACAGTCATCTCTTTCTTTAGCTGTAAACACATCTGGATACTCTGCTTTAGCATCTTTAAACTTTTTAGTATTCTTGCTCTGCACATCTACAAAGACAATATCTTCTAGCTTCTCTGGCTCTAGGAGGTAGGTATGAAATAACCACCCATCTCGAAGGGCTTGAGAGCTTGACTCGTTTCCGTAAGTCATAGCGTAGTGATAGCTTTTAGGACTATCTAGTAGCAGCTTTAAATTACTAGATGAGAAGGCTGCCTTACCTAAGTAGCCATAGTAAAACTCATCTGAGTATGCGTTATCTATTAGTTCTTGTTGTTCGTGGATAGTATTATCCAGTAGTTTTATCTTCATATTTGTTTTCTAATTGTTCTACCCTTACTTTAAAAGCTTCTACCTTAAGATACATCTCAGTAACTAGCCTCTCTAGCCTAGCTATTCTTTGTACTTGATTTAGTTTGTTTTTCTTCATTACTATATGATAGCATTATCTAATTGCTGTATGAGGTGTCTTATCTCACTTCTCTCAAACTTACCACTGATCTCAGCATTATAAGTCTTAAAGGATAGATGATAAATATCTTTTTCTGTATCCCCTTTTTTTTCTTTTTTACCTAAATACTCAATCTTTAAATCAAATTTCATTTCTCTAAACGTTTAAGCTCTACTACTATAAAAAATAGTCCTAAAGCAATTAATAATCCTACTATAACCATAGTTAATAATTTACTTCCATAAATTCAGCGTGTTCTTTGCAATCTGAGCATATATCTGTTTCCATCCATCTCTCTGCACCACAGCACTCAGAAACCCAGTAAAACTCTTCATTAGGCAAATTCTTTGCTCTTATCCAATCTCTAATTGGTTTCGGTAATCTAAATCTCATAACGTAGTTTTACAGATTGCCACCAGCTCATATGCTGATATTCTTTCTCGGTAAAGACATAAACCCTACCCTTACTGTTAGTAATACAGTGTAATCCAGTACTTAATACTTTGTGTTTCATTGTTCTATGTGTTGTTTAATTAATAATTCTTTTATCTCTTCTAACTGATTCGCATCTAGTAGATTGTAGATGTCTTGAGTACCTACGAATATTGAGAATAAATCTACATCTGGAGCTGAGCCTACATAATCATTAGTCTGCTTCTCTCCATCATAAAAATTATACTCTACCCATAGGGTTACATCATTTAGCTTTACTTCTGTCATCATTAAGTTTTAAGTTAAAGTTATCGTCTCTTAGTTTCTTTAGCTGTTTCTCTAAAACCATATTGTTCATCTCTACATTGTTAGTATAGATATACATCTCATAAAGGCACTGAGCTAAAGAATCTAGTGTTTTGTTGTCTGGCTTAGCCTCTTTCCACTTAACAAACTGATTAGCCACAGCCTCAAAGTTTGCTTCAAATAGTTGTTTTTCTAGTATGTTCACTTGTTATCATTATTAAATTGCTTACAATACTACAAAATTGTTTATAACTTTCCAAATTAATTAACAATTATTTCTTTTTGAAGTACTCATCCCATACTCTAGGCTCATCCTCTTCATACCTATTTACCACCGAAGCTTGAGACTCTGTAAGCATATATACTTCTTTTTTTACTTTAGTCTTATCCCACATAGTTGTTTTAGGACAGTTGGACTCTTCTATAGTAGGCATCTCTATTTTATTCAACCAGTATAGATAATTCCCTTTAGGATCATTAACAAAGTATATTTTAACCACATCCTCCTCTAAGCCCATTAGCCTATCGTATTTGGCTTTTTCTAGCATTTTTGTGTCGTAGTACTTGTTTCTACATTTAATCTCTACAACAGCCTTAAAACGCTTTGGTGTGTATCCACGAGCATCATAAAAGGTATTCTCATCCCCACACCATTCAAGATCCCAACCATCAAGATTGAGTAAAGCTATTAGAGATTTTTCGTATTTTTCTATATTCATTCTGTTGGTTTCTCTATACTCTCAAAGTGAGCATTAAGTTCGTTTATCCATCTTTGGTATGTTTTGAAGTTACAAGATGTACAAGATGGTTTCTGGTACTTTTTTTTATATACTTCTGAATAGTATCTAGCTATCATCTCAAACTCTTGAGCAGTAACCTTATTGGTTTTTTTCTCTCTAAACTGATCCCAGTTGGTGTATTGTTCTAAAGTCATTTTCTATTAAAATAATTATCTAGTTTATCTCTTCTCTCTTCACAGCCACAGTCCTCTCCCCATATCTTTTTAACTATCCACTGTATACCTATAGCTTTAAATATCTTCTCTAGTAAAGTCCCTACTTTCATTTATTTGTTTTTTAATATGTCTCACTGTATTATATAAAGAGTAGTAGCTTATACCAGTTTCTCTGCTAAGCTGTGTTATCTTTTTACCATTCTCAAAAACTTCTTCGTATATAGTTTTATAGTATATCTTTTTTAGTACCTCGCTATCATAGTCTAACTCTTCTGCATTATGATCAATATAGTTTGACTCTAACCAATTACTAATAGCTTTTATCTTATCATCATAATTAGGCTCTGTGTACTCTTCTACCTCTGCCTCTGGTAAATAATCTAATTCTAGAAACTCTACTTGTTTTTCTTTCCTCTTTAAATCAAATACCATATTCCTAAGCACTACATAGCACCCATAGAAATTAGGGCTATTCTCATCATAAAAGTAATCTTTGTATTGCATTTTTATGTAAAACTCTTGTACGATATCTTTTGCAGTATCTATGTTGCATCCTAAATCTAAGACATACCCTATCCATAGTCTTTGGTATTTGAAGAGTTTACTCAACATCTCTAGTATAGGATAAAGAGATTAGTAGTATGCCTAGCATTAACTGATATATGACTCTCTTACCTTCCTCTTTGTAGGTTTCATCATACAGTATTAAAAAACCAAACCCAGTAATAATACTAAATTGAATGACTGGACTGTACTGATCAGTATAAGCTATTAAAAATATTATTAATAATACTAGGCTGGATAGTAAATAAAATAGCATAACTTTAATTTTTTCTTAAAGCTACGAATTTTTTTTAAACTTTTTTTAAGAATTGCTGAGCTTTGACATCCTCACTTATCATTCTAAGTATAGGCTGTGCATTAATTTCAAACCCTACATTATTTTTCATAGACCTCAACTGTATAGGCTCATCCATACTAGTAGGTCTCCCACCAGTCTCAACCTCTTTAACTTTTCTAACGTGTATATGAGTAATCATAAAGTCACTAGGATGCTGTATATATCTATGTACTACCCAGAAGTCATCAGCTCTGTTTACAAACTTACCACCGCCCTCAACATCACTAGCCATAGGAGGTATGGGGTATCCAGCGTATTGATGGTCAATCCTATGCAACATCCTAATAGCTCCAGTGTTTGCGTGAACATTAAGCCATATAGATATATTATTGTTTTTACAGAATAATCTAAACTCAGTAGTAGCTTGATAGTCGTACTCGTGACCACCTAAGCTCTTCATTAGTTTCTCATCCTTTGCTAGTGAGTTATATGGATCTATCATAAACCCATCATAGTCCCAAGCGTTTTTATACTGTAAACCTAATTGTAATAAATCTCTATAAGTGTAAAGCTTCTCTGGATCTATTATCTTAAAGTAATCCTCAATGAAGTCTGTGCATCTTATAAACTGCTCTTCATCTATTAAGTGTATTGGTTTCTTAGCTAGATACTCTACTAGCTTTCTTATTATACTGTGAGGCTGGTTTTCGCTTGAGAATACTAACCATCTCTTATTATGCTTAAGTGTATAGCACAGCATTAAAAATAATACTGCTGAGGTCTTACCTACATTAGCTTGACCTAGTATTACGTTGAAACCATTAGGCTTAAATCTTAAGTACTCATCTATGTCTGGAATATCTAATTTTAATCCCTCCTTGATGCTACCATTTCTTATCTGCCTTAGCTTCTCTAGTTGTTCTTTATAGTTTATCGTCATAGTTCAAAAAAAAGGCTACCCAATTAAGAGTAGCCAAATTAACAAAATTAAATTAAAAAGGCAAATCTGCACTCTCTCTGTCTGGCATATGCTCCTTAGCACTTACTGGCTCTTTCTTTGGAGATTCATATACCCTAGCATAAAACTTGTTAGGATCTTTAGATGCTCTTAGTACATCAAATTGTAAGTATCCTTTATTAGCTTCTGCTTTGTGTTTGTTTTTCTCAATCCACTCTACCATCTCTTTAGCATTAAAAGAAACATTAGTTACAATAAAATCTAGCTTAGAGCTTCTAGGAAATAGGAAGTTTAAAAATTCTATATCTTTCATAATTATTTAGTTATCCAGTTAAACATTATCTCTGCATCTTCTATAACAGACTGCACATCACTTGTACCTCTAGATGCGTGAAGCTCTGAGGATGCTTTAATACAAGTTTGCTTAATAATTGAAGTCTGTATACTGTCCTTACTACTAGCGTTTCCACTAGAGTTATTGCTGTAGCTTTTATTAGAGTAGTCATCTCTAACTAGCTTAGCGTTCTTCATCTGCTGATTTGAAATTGTATACTTAATCTCATCTCCGACAGATGCTTTAAAATCTCCCTTTGCAAAGAAAGTGTAAGCTTCCCCATCTGCAAAAGTTACTAGGTACTTGTTCATACCATTCCACTCTCCATTAGTGTCAATGTACTTGATTCTTCCGTTTTTCATAAATTAAAATATTAAAGGTTATTATATAGGTTTCTTTCTCGTTCTACTTCTAGCTTAGCTTCTAGCAGTCTGACTCTTCTTTCTAGAGCTTCTACCCTAGCATTTAAAAAGTCTATTGTCTCTGGAGTAGATACTCTCTTTATATCTTCACTATGAGTCATCTCTAAAAAAGGTATAAGGACTAGTTGGACTAGATAGTAAAAATTGCAAGTCTATGATCACATAATACTTTAGCTGTGATACATACTGCTCGTTTTCTAGAGCTATAAGAGTACTAGATACTAACTCTGTATAGTCATCTGATTTTTGGTTTAGCCTTTTAAGGTACTCTGGCTTGAGTCTTTGTAGTAAATTCATATAGTTATCATTAAAATTCCTACCAAAGCTACATAAAAATATTTAATTAACAAAATAGTAAACAAAAAAAGAGCATCCATAAGGACACTCTTCTCTGAACAATGATAACAAACTTAAAAATTAAGTTGAGACAAATTTACGCTATAATAACCTTTCTACCAAATCTTGATAGTATTTTATTTTTGCCTCTAATTCTGTGTTATCAATCTTTAAAGTCTCTCTGCTTTTTTGTAGCATCGCATCAGCAGTACCATCTCCATACTTATTATTTAATCCTACAGAAAATTTATACTGCTCTCCATATCTAAAAACATTACATCCAGCACACTGGACTTGACAGTTAGTCTCATCCCATCTAGTACTAAGATGCTTTCTAGACATAAAGTGACCATTCTGTAGCTTCTTCCAGTGATCTACCTTACCACAAGTAAAGCACTCACTATTATAATTCTTAGACTCCCTAAGCCTAATATACTGTGAGAATATCTTATCTAGCTTATCTATAAGTCTTTTTCTAGTACTTTTTTTAGCCATACAACAAAAGTAAATCTAAAGTTTCTAAAAATAAATTTGGATATTAAAAAGTATTTTCTATATTCTATACTATATAGTACTATATAGATACTACTCTATAGTAGATACTATATAGCTACTTCTATATAGTAAATTCTATATATATAATACTATATAGTAGATACCATATCTCTGGTACAAGGTACAAAAAAACCCCTACATTTCTGTAAGGGTTAGTTTATAGAATATTAAATAAAAGTTAGGTGGTCTGTTAGGGTGTTAGGCAACTTGATAGGGATGCCATACCCTCGTAGCTATCAAACTACTTTATTTCTTCAACCTTTAAAGAGAGCTTCTCTCTTCCTTTGCTAATGTTTATTGTCTTGTTGTTTATGTATAACGCTCTAATGTTGTTAAGCTAACACTCCCATTGGAGTACTGGGCATCTATCCCCCAGACCTTTATACACTCGCTTCTCAAATAATCAGATACTCTTTCAATCTGTTTCACACTCTTGTTGTTTAACCTCGTATTAATCTCAACGAGCAGCAATTGTCCTTATATTCAATATTCAATATGTCAATTAACGTTGTACTATTTTTTGTACACTACAAATATACAATACTTTTTTAGTTATAAACAAATAATAAACATATTTTAACAAAACTTTAACATTTAGTTGTGCTTGTCTATGTAACTATTTCTTCCAGTGTTTTGTAATTTTTTCTGCGGATCTCATTCCGAAGTATCCACCATAAACTAATAGCAGTAAACTAGATAGTAAATCTATCCATCCAGAGTCTATTTTAAAGCTCTCTAAAGAGCTATCAAGTATTATGTAAAGGAATAGACTAAGCGTTAGGAATGCGAGGCTTAGAGGTCTTATATTTTTACTTAACCAGCTATCAGAGTTCATATCAGCTACCCATCTCTTAGTAGACTCTTGCATCTCAATCATATCATACCTAAGCTCCTCTAGTAGAAGTTGTTTATCAGTTTCAGATAATTGCTTATCTCCCTCTATCTTAGAGGCTAAATCTTTTAGAGCATCTATACCAGTTATACTACCAGCTATATCTAGGATCTCTGGAGCTACATCCTTGCCTTGCTTAACTAACCATCGCAGTGCATCTCCTACCCTTGTAGTTCCGTTTTTTTCTTTATATGATTTTTTATCTGGCATTAGTATCTGTTGCTTATGTTTTCGTATTCTTTTTTAGCATCAAAACTTGGACAAGCTTTAGAGCTGAAGTCTCTGTGTCCGTATATTTTTCCACCATAGCATAATCTTAACTCACAAAGTAAGTCTACTAACGCTTCTTTTTGTTCTTCTGTTCTTGTGTCTTTTGGTACGCTTTGTTCCCCATCTGCACTCATACCACCAACATAGGCAACTCCTATGCTGTCTCTATTATGCCCTTTAGTGTGTGCTCCACTTCTTTCTAACGATCTACCCTCTTGAATTGTGCCATCTAATAAAACCAAAAAATGATACCCAACATCAGACCAGCCTCGTTCTTCAACGTGCCATCGTCTTACATCTGTGATATCAATCTCTCTACATTCTGGTGTAGCA